TCAGTCATTAATCGGCTCAATGACACGTTATGAATGAAAGACAATGCACAATATGTGAAAAACTATGTTGTCGGTTAAAGATGGATTTCACCAAATCATTTTGTTACTTTTGTGAACACAAAGCATCCCCAATGCGCATTTACTACAACTTTGCCACTCGCAGCCGGCCACATAAAATGGCAGCAGCAATCGTAACTATCAAAGCATTTTCCCACAAATCGGACTTCACCATCGGTCTTGTCATTGATGATGATGATAGGGCTACTTTGGATTCACCACAACTCATGGATGTTCTTCAGGACAAACGGATATACGTTGTGCCTGGAACAAGTAAAAACAAAATACATGCAATCAACCGTGGTATGGTAGATTGGCAAGGTGATATTGTTGTCAATATGAGCGATGATATGAGATTCATTGCGCCGGGCTATGACATCGCCATCATTAACGCATTCGAGGGCAATCTTGACCAGTTTATTCATTTCCCGGATGGCAGAGTTAACCATTTGCTCCCAACCATGTCAATCATGGGCAGGACATACTATGACCGTGACGGCTACATCTACCATCCACAATACGAGAACCTTTGGTGCGATAATGAGGCAATGGATGTGGCAAAATTACGAGGCTGCCATAAATATGTTAATAAACAAATCTTTGACCATGTCCATCCTGCATGGACTGGGGAAAGGCCGGATGCCTTATTAGAAAAAACACAATCAACATTCCGTGCCGATGAAATAACCTACATCCGTAGGTCAAAGGCAGCATTTCCAAAAGCATATTGTTGACATCAACGAAATGGTATAACGTATGACCCTCTCAATTCTAATCTGCACCCTGCAAGGCCGTGAAGGTTACCTGTCCAGGTTACTGCAATCACTCGCACCGCAACGCAGAGAAGATGTAGAGATATTGGTAGAATCAGATGCCGGCTTTATTTCTACTGGGAAGAAACGAAATATACTACTGCAACGGTCAACCGGAAAGTACGTTGTGTTTGTTGATGATGATGATGAAATTGCAGATACTTACGTTTCCGATATTCTCAAAGCAGCAGAGCAAGACCCCGATGTAATTGTATTTAACGGCATAATGACCACCAACGGAAAGGATGAGCGCAAGTGGTACATAAGCAAGGAGTACGGATATGAGGCAAAGAACGGGGCGTATTACCGGTACCCGAATCACATTGTACCTATTCGCAGGAGTATTGCGATTCAGTTTGCATTTCAGGACATTAAAATCGGTGAGGACTATTTGTGGGCAACTGCGATTCACAATAGTAAGCTATTGCAGACCGAGGTGAAGATTGACAAAGAATTATATCACTATCAATTCAGGACTGACAAATGAACCGCAAACAACTGCTATTTTCTACGAAGGGGGATGAATGGGTAAAACGAGAATATTTTTGTAAAAACTTTTCAGTAAGTGATTATGAAAGATGTGGTGACTATATGAAGAAACAAAATGAGACTAAAGACAATTACATAATACTAAAAATAGAATATAACCCAATAAAAAGCACTTGTAAGTTTATAGACAAAGTTCGTCTATAGCCCTTGCAGGTATTATGATACGATACAATTGCTTATTTAATAGTTCGATATTTACAATGAACCGCAAACAACTGCTAATTGAAGTAATGCAAGCAGATGAATTAAATGGACTTTATGATACGATACAATACGATATGATACGATACTCACAAAACAACGAACAGGATATAATCCTGCACTACTTCAAAGACCGCAAAGGCACCTTCCTCGACATCGGTGCTAATGATGGGGTTACCTTATCCAACACCTATGCCTTGCAGAAATCAGGATGGAGTGGGGTACTGATTGAACCATCGGAGGAAGCGTTCAACCGCATCCCAGTCACCCCATTTGTGCATAAATTCAATGTAGCCATAGGCAATACCGATGGCACCTGTACATTTCACGAAATGGGTGAGCATTTAGGCACCCGTGATGTATCGTTACTTTCAACCATAAAGAAAACAGAGCTGAAGCGTTGGCCCGGTGTGGAGTTCAAAGAACGAATGACCGAGGTATGGACATTTAAGACACTATTAACAAAATCACCCTATAAAACATTCGACTTCATTTCCATTGATGCTGAGGGTGTGGACTATGAAATACTGGAACAAATCAATCTGAAATATACTGATATGTTATGCATTGAACACAACGGCAATGCTGACCTGTATCACATGATAAAAGAATACTGCAATAAAGCAGGGTTAAATAAATCTTTACTTCTCAATTTAGAAAACGTCATATGGGCAAGGTAATAAGCGTAGTAACTGAAAATGTTACAAAGAAAGAACATGAGTTTCCAAAATTAATGAAAGACAAATACACGTCTTTGATTGTTTTAATGATAGCACCTGGAAGTGGATGCATTGTTTCTGGAATCATTAGTGGATTTTTAGGTATTAATTCTTACAGTATTGGAAAATATCTAAATGAATGGAATATGGATAGTTTTATTGACTTTCATGGCGAAGTAACACTCAAAAACGAATAACAAATGGGCAAGGTAATCGTTTCACTTTCCTCCACCGGTCGGGAAAACTACAATGCGGCGCAGTTAGGACTAATTAAGTCAATCAACCGCCATGCTGCGCATTATGACACTCACCTTCGTAGTGTGGATGGTTATGTCGATGTGTACCAACAAAGGCAAATACTCACAGGTCAATGGCCTGTATCAAGTAAGTGGGGCGAATCGTGGAGCCACCAAAATATGCCGTATCAGTTCAAACCCTTTATGATTGCCGAGGCGTTGGAACTTGGGTATAGGAAAATCATTTGGTGCGATTCGACTATCAGGGTAATACAGAACCCCGACCCGTTGTGGGAACTGGCATCTGAACACGGGATAATCGCCTGGAACAATGAAGGGCATCCGCTACACAAGTATATGCCCGACCATCAAATAGAATGGTTGGGGCTTAATAGCTATCAGGATGTTATGCAAATGTATCAGATAATGGCCTGCTGCATTGTCTTTGACTTCGACCACCGGAAAACAATGCCGATATTTGAAAAGTGGATAGAGGGCGCAAAGAATAATTGTTTCCACCATGACGAGTCAAAAAACCCACACTACATAAGCAGCCGGCATGACCAAGCATTATTGTCGGCACTAATGAATATGAACGGCATTCCCGTTCAGCCGTATGGTGGGTTGGCATACCGGCATTACCTACCGGTTGAACCTTATTTCATAAATTGGGGGGTAAAAGATAATTAACATGGGCTACACTCACGAAACAACAAACATCATAGACAAGTACCTGCAGCACGTTCAATCGGTTGTTGACTTGGGTGCGCAGAATGATTACCGTGTACCTTTGCCGGCACCATACGTTAAAGATACCTACTATAAAGGGAAGGACTATGAAGCAATCGACATTTCAGGGGAGAACGGAAGCACCCCGTTGGACTTATCAAAATTGCAAAAATTTGAAAAGCAATATGATCTACTCGTGGATGCTGGCACATCCGAACACGTTGGGACCGGTGGCAAGCATGACATCAAAGCAATCTACAACTGCTGGAAGAACAAACACAACCTCGTTAAGGTCGGAGGATACATCATCAGCGAAAACCCAAAGACAGGCAACTGGCCCGGTCATGGCTTCAACTACTACACCGAAAACTTTTATCGTGAACTTGCTGCCAAATGTGGTTATAATTTGCTCTGCGTTGGTAGTGTTGCTGCTATGGGCAACTATACAGATGGCTGGAATGTGTATTCGGTACTTCAAAAGGTTAATGAAAAATTTTGCACGTTAGATGAGTTCAAAGAATGTGGAATCAAAACCAGTTAAGGTAACACACGTATTCACCGCAAATGCAAAAGCATATCAGCAGGGATACCCCGTAATCTGTAATGAAGGGGGATCACGATCAAGTAAATCATATTCGATTGTGCAGTTGCTCGTTCAAATCGCAACGAATGAACCTGGCAAGCGTATAAGTATAGTTTCTCACTCATTACCACACATCAAACGAGGTGCATACCGTGACCTGCGAACAATAATGGAAGGTTGGGGCATTTGGGATGATGATATGTTCTCGTTTACGGACTTTGTTTACCGTTTCGACAATGGCAGTTATATTGAACTATTCGGATTGGAGGATGAAGGCAAGGCAAGGGGGCCGGGTAGGGATATATTATTTGTCAATGAGGCGAACCTAATCCGCAAAGTTCTATACGATCAGTTGGCAATGCGTACAACGGGTACAATCTTCCTTGACTGGAACCCTGCTGACTTCGTTAGTTGGGTGTATGAAATGGCAGACAATCCCAAGTACAAAAAAATACATTCCACTTACGAACACAACATAACCAATCTGTCACAAATGCAGATTGACACCATTGAAAGCTATAAAAACCTGCCCGATGACTTCATGTGGAAGGTTTATGGCCTTGGTGAACGTGGTGCAGCGAAGGAAATCATTTATACAAAGTGGATGCTAACCGATGAGCTGCCCGAAGGTGGCGACACGTTCTACGGCCTTGACTTTGGATATGTTCACCCGTTGGCACTCGTTAAGGTAGTGCATTACGAAGGGGCAAACTATGTGAAACAGTTGTTATACAAGTCAGGGCTGACGCCTTCGGAAATGATAAAGGAGGTGAAGGACCACATCCATGACCGCAAACCCGTGTACTGCGATGCAGCAGAGCCGAAAAGCATTGAGGAACTTTACAGAGGTGGCATTAATGCTATGCCGGCAAATAAGGAAGTATGGCCCGGCATACTGAAAGTAAAATCTTATCCGTTGTATGTTCACAAGGATAGCAGAGATACAATTCGCGAATTGCAAAGCTACAAATGGAAGAAGGATAAAAATGATAGTGTTATCGATGAACCGGTGAAGGAAAATGATGATGCAATGGATGCTATGCGTTATGCCATCTTTACCCACTTGCACAAACCCCAGTTCCAGGTGGCAGTTTGGTAACATATTTCAATGTAATTTTGTCACTAAATCTTAATTATGGGGGTATTTGATTTTCTGCGTAAAAAAGCAGCACCAATAAAATCACCTGTTCAAATATCGGTTGAGCGTGGGTTACTTACATGGGACGGGCAAAATCAGGCAGAGATAGTAAAGGATAGCTATGTAGGTAATGACCTTGTCTATGCTATCATTCAGCTAATCACCCAAAAAGCAAAAGTCGCACCGTGGGGAGTGTATCGCATAAAGAATAAAGATGCAGCGAAAAAGTACAAAGCAATGCTGAATGACCGCAGTCCCGACATCCGTAAAATGATGGAGTTGAAGGATGAAGCGTTGGAGCCATATAGGGATGTAAGATTGGAGGAAATGCTCAAATACCCGAACCCTGAAGATACATGGGCAGACGTCATTGAACAATGGGTGGGGTTTAAGAAGATAACGGGCAATGCCTTTATGTATGCAAAGATGGTGGGGGATGCTTCCGTTAACAAGGGCAAGCCGCTTGAGGTTTATATGCTGCCCAGTCAGTACATGGCAGTAAAGGTTGACATTGAACAATTCCCACCGAAAAAAGTTGCCTATCAGTTGTATTACGGGCAATACATTCCATTCAATACGTTAGAGATATTGCATGACAAGTACTTTAATCCTGAATGGAGTGCAACTGGTGGGCAGTTATACGGTCTTTCACCATTACGGGCAGCAAGTAAGGTATTGACCCGTTCCAATTCATCAAAGGAGGCAAGTGTGGCGATGTTTGACAATATGGGGCCGTTAGGCGTACTTTATATGGATGATGTACGTTTCGATCCAATGTCCGGACAAAGTCAAGGACAAGCACTAAAGCAGCAAATATCTGCCAACACTGGAGCCGGCAAGTATGGAAGTACGGCAGTATCGGGTTACAAAGTAGGATGGCAGCAAATGGGCGTACCTGCAAAGGACTTGCAACTGATTGAATCGGAAAAATGGGATAAGGAAGCACTATGCAGCATTTACGGTGTTCCTCCAGTTCTATTGGGCAGTCAGGAAGCCGCAACGTATAACAATATGAAAGAAGCGGAGAAATCCCTCACTTTGCGTGCCGTTTTGCCGGAATTAGTGTCAATCCGTGACAACATCAACCGCAAATTATACACGGATTGGGGATATAAAGGAACGGATATTTGCGTGGACTTCGATATGTCGGTATATCAGGAACTTGAAGCCAACAGAGGGGAACAAGCGACTTGGCTGAACACTTCATGGTGGTTAACACCCGAACAAAAGTTAAAGATTCAGGGCCTTGCACCTGACCCGAATGTTCCGTTAGAAGATTATCAGAAATTATACATTCCTTCCGGTTTGCAACCGATTGATGATTTTAGCATACTGCCAACAGATGTACCGCCAACTGTATAACGCATACCGCAAAAAGTACCGGGTTATAATCAAGCGTGAACTTGATAAGCAATGCCGGCAAATACTGAAAGGCGAAGAACCTGACCAGGAGGGTTTGAAACGTGCCATCCGCAATCTGCATAATGGGGCAGGGCTACAAATGGCAAAGTATAGTTATGACAAAGTAATGCGCAAGGCAGGTGTAAAGAATGACTTGACCCCTCAACAAAGATGGGCGATGATTATTAAGATGCTGCTTGAGGGCGGACTTGATAAGTTGACCGGTGGCATAACATCAACCACAAAAGAAGATATGCGCAAGATTCTCACAAAGGGAATGCAGGAAGGATGGTCAATAATGGAGATGATGCGTGAACTTGAAAAGTTAGGTATCAATGCTTACCGTGCTGAACTGATTGCACGAACAGAAACAACAAGGGCAGCAAATCAGGGAGCGTTACTTGGTGCAGTATCAACAGGACTTGTTACCGTGAAAGAATGGATAAGTACGAATGATGATCGCACTCGAAGAATACCACGTGATAAATTCGATCATCTTCACATGGATGGGAAACAAGTACCAACGGATCAAC